TTATTATTTACAGATTTTGAAGTTTCTTGAATTCCTGATTTTGAAGTTTCTTGAATTCCTGATTTTGAAGTTTCTTGAACCGCAAATCTGTGATGTTTAGCTTTTGTTGTAGTGCCTTGAATATAGGTGTTTTTTACTTCAACAATACCCGCGTTCACAAGGTGTTGTAGTGCTTTATTTACTTGATAGTAGCTTAATCCCGTGTGTTCTTTCCAGTCCTTAGCTGTGTACCAAGTAAAGCCATCTCCTCGTTTAGCTATTTGGTGTAAGTAAACTAACTTGTTTAATACGATTGCTTCGTTTATTCCGAACTCGCATGCAATATCAACATTGTATCCAGCGCTAACGCCAGATTTTAGAATGTCATTTACGTTCATTGTCAGCTCTCCATTTCTTAATGGCTTCTGTCAATGGCGTTTTAATCTCAGAAATATGAACAATTTTCCCCATTATTTTTACCCTCTTCTTAAGCCAATGAAAAACTAGCACCTTCATTTTCCACAGGTGAAATTTATTTGTTGCAAAAAAGATGCAAGAATTTGGTGCAAAACCCTTGACAGCTTTTTAGCGATTTATCGATTTTGAGTAAGAGGTTATTTTTAGACAAAGAAAACCCCAGTCAAAAACGACCGAGGTTATCAAATGCGTATCTGATATGTTCTTATATTAGCAAACTCTAGCGTAAAAGTCAATACTCACAAGATAGACTTTACGACTATGCCACTTGCAGAAAAAGTAAAAGTAAAGCGCAACAATACGACTACTGACAAATCTGTAAACATGCAGTGTGGTGTCGCAATGCTCAACGTCCCATCCAACGCTCTCGAGGCTACAATTCAAATCACTTTTCCAAAGCAATTCAAAACGCTTCCTACTGTAGTTTGCTCTTTCGGTGGGTATGGTCAACCTGGCGACGGATGGACAGACAAGCCAAATGCTTCGTGGGGAGGCTGTGCTTTTAGCGCTGTAGGTGTTACGAACACCTCATTTACCGCTCGATGTCGTCGATTTGACGGGGCTCAACTTTTGGGAGTGTATTATGTGAATTGGATTGCGATAGGTTAAGTTATTTAACATACTCTAACACAATACTAACTTCTGAATTGCCCCAGGGGTAGCTACCAGAGATTGTAATATTCGTTTGATCAATTGAGGTTATGCCTGATTGATGTGTATTCTCAACATAAGGCAGTGCTTGTTTTACAGGATTGTTTGATAAAGTGCCGCCAAGTCGCATATTGCCATAATAGCTGACAAGCTCCCACCTGTTTGTTAGACCGGTAATACCATGAGCAAGCATTGACGTACTATTGCCAGTCATATTCACAGTACCACGCACAACCTTACGATAAATAGGACGACCGTCAATCCATTTCTTGCCAGTATCCTGCTCAGTGGTCGTGTATTTATTCCCAGGCATTGTCGTAAAGTCTATCTTGTCGGCTGTAACCGTTGAATTCTTCAACTTGCCACCAACTATAGCCCCATCATTTACGCCAGTTCCATCAGCTAAAGACGCGACATTAGCCATTTGGTTATTGTGGTCTTGAGCCGTGATTGTTGTTAGTGGCGTGAAGACTATGTTCGGATGCGGTAAGCTCATTTTTCCTCCTTAAATAAATCACCTGTTGGTAATATCATTGGCGAAAACTCTTCTGCAAAGACATTGCTTAAAAGCTCCTCGTCAATATTTTCTGCTATAGAATCTAAGAATTCGTCAATAATAATTTCGCTTGGCTCTAATGTACACAAAATGAGACTAAACGGATGCTTACCTTTCAGTTCGTAGTTTTTTGAGTAGTGCCAAATTATGCTAGGCGTAAAAACAGCGACGCCATTTTCTCGAACAGTATTTCCATTTGGTTGTTTATGAAGTCGATTGATATTTGGAATTGATGACCAAATAAAGACCTTATTCAAATTTGATTTATCCATGGATATAATTTTGAGCTTTTATCGTGAGCAACAAAAATCCCCATTTTCAGAGGGCAAAAAAGGCACCCCGAAAACGGAGTGCCCCACAATGACAGCTGCAAATCACAACAACTGCCCGGCTATCATACTACTTTTTAAGCGATTGTTCAAGCCTCCAGTTTATCTCACCAGTTACGCTACGACCGTTTTCAGCAGCAAGCACAACAAGCCGTTCATATACTTCCTGCTTAATTCGTACGTTATAAACTGGCGTAGGTACTTCAACCTTAGATTTGATAATCTTGCCATTCTTTTTTACAATTCGATTTATTATTGGCATAGTCTTTCCTTTCTTTAGAGCACCCTAGCGCCAAGCGAGGCGTTTGGTTTTATATTAGTTGTAGATCATTCTCTATTTGGTAGGCGATCGCTTCTTGGTCTAACACCTCTTTTAGTTCGTTGAGCGTGTTCATCACCTTTTGACGTTCGTCTGACAGATAGAGTACTGCTGTTTCCTCTGCCTCACCTCTCCAGTATCCAATGACTGGATAGTCGAGAGTGAAAGCTTCGTGATTAGCGTTTACGGTTGATATTATCTTGTCGACCTCAAGTTTTTTAGTCTTGTTATTGCTTCCGATAAAAGCTTTGATTGTGATTTGTTCTATCATTGTGTGCTCCTAATTGTTAATGTGCCTCGCTTGACTGTCTTAATTATAGCAAAGTTGCTTACATAATGCAAGCATTTTGCGTGCATTTTATGAAAAAAGTCAGAGATTTTTATTAACCTGTGGAAAACTCACTTCCCGTAAAAAATATAGCGATATTCTTTATAAAGTCTAATGATAATACGTTTTAACATAAGTTTAATTTTACCAAATAAAAAACTACCCTCGATCAAAAGTAGTAGTTTTTTATAGGATTGCAGAGCTATCTAAATTATTCAACGGCTTCTTTCATCTGTCGCACCAAGTCTAGAATAATAGTCTTAGCCGCGGATAATCCAGCCGCGATTGCAGACAGTGCGGTAGCCATTGTCAGAGCATATAGCTCGTGCCAGCTCGCCGCGAATAGTAAGTTCACTAGATTTACGCCAGCTAGCAAAAATGTTGCGATAAACGTCTGTACGAACGTCCATCCAGCACGAATAGCCACGTCTTTATAGTCAATGTTCTTTAATGATTTTAGTTTCATATTACCTCCTTATTTCTTAAATTTGAAAATACTCATCAGAAAATCGATAATCTTCTCTAACAGGCTTTTATTCTTAGCGATATCTTGACTTAATTTGCCGATAGATCGCATAACATCTTCATTTGTTGGTTGTGGTGCTAGCGGTTGCTCCTGTGGCTTTTCTTTGACTTGAGGTGCTTGTTGCAATTCTGGTGTCTTTGGCGCTGGTTGTGGCTGAGGGCGTGGTTGCGGTCGTGGTGTGCCTGCATCTCCATTCGCTAATTCGCGTACTCGTTCTGCCAATACCCAAATTCCGTCATCTGCCATTTTCAGTTGTAGGTAGCGCTTGTTGTTTTCGGTAGTTTCGTCTAATACCTCTGTACCGCCGACAATTCGGAAGTAATCACCTGTGTTAAGCTCTCCATCCAGTAGATAGCCGTCTTTATCCGTCTTTACTGCCACAGAAACGGGTACACCGTTATCCTCCCAATCAAACTCATCAATCAATCGGTTACATCTAATTTGTCGTAAATCGAATACAGTTGCTACTTCATCTGCGTAATATACTTCAGGTAATGCTACACGTTTAGCTTCTTTTGGTTTACCTACATACCTGTAAAATGCGTATGGCGGGCAACCTGAGGCACTCCAGAGCCAGTCGTGATTGTCTATTACAATACCTGCCTGGTAGCGACAGTTGATTACGTTGTCTGGGTCGGTAAACATTCCTGTATGACCTAATGCACCTCCAGAGTTGCCGCGAATACCCCAGATGAAAATATCTCCGCGTTGCGTGTCTGCCTCGCCATTAACGTCCTCAGGCAGTCGCACCCAACCGTTCTTTTCTAGAGCGTCGAATAAAGTGTCTGTATTACCAATCCAATAGCTTGACGGTAATAGACTTGCTTCTTTTAGAGCGTGATATACAGAGCTTGAGCAGTCGTACGAGCTTGGACCATTTCGATTTTCCATTGAATAAAAAACGCGTCCTTTGCGTGCATAAAACCATGCTAGTGCTTTTTCTATCATATTATTTCCTCCTTGCTTGAGTTTGAATTTCTTCTTGTAATTCTGTAATTGCTTTATTTTGTTGAATTAGATTGTTGGTTGCGTAAATAGCTAGTAAGACAAGTGCTATAGCGAAGGTCTTCGCTAAGTTACTTGTTACAAGGCTCCAAAAGTTCATTACGCCTTCGATTTCGCTACGCTTGACGTATTTTACTTCTGATTCTTTTTCGTGTGCTTTAAGCTGTGCTTGAGTAACGTTAGTTTGTGCGATATTCTCAATTCGCTCTAGCATGACAGTATGTTTGTCTACGCCATCCTTAATGTATTCGACCTTAGCTTGTAACGCGCCGAACTCTTTAGCTGATACTTCTGGTTGTTCGTTCATAATATAAATTATGATTTCTTGTCGTTATCTAATACGGGAATGTCATAGTCCGTACGTCTATATAAAACGTCTCTGTTGGATTTTGATTAATAATAGAAGTGTCATACGGATTAAATATTGACAGTGCGCACACTATTTTATTTTTTGATTCGCGCCAGCCAGAAATAAGCACAGAGGTAGGTGTTGTGCCACCGCCTGAAACCGCAAAAGTCCTTACGAAGTCTATTTTAGACGCCGTGATAGCTCTGTCTGGATTTGTAGAGGTGCTGACTAGTAATCTTAAAATCCCAACGTTAGTCATATTAATCTCTTGTTTTTGAAAATATACAGTATTGCTTGCTATCGATATTCCACCGGGTAGAGTAAAACTCATAATACTTCCACCAGTAGCACTGATAGTCGCGTAATCGCTACTAATATTAAAATCGTCTGGATAATTATTCATCAGCGTACATCCTATAGTGATATTTTATGATCGTATTAAAAAATTCTTCTCTATACGACAGCGTTAGTGCAGTCTTATCTACGAACGCACTATATCCACTGTTAGCCCATAGTTCTAGAGATGCATAAGACAAAGAGCTTATCTGTCCGTTCTGCTCCAGCCATAAGAGGACTAGTGGTTTATATCCAAGGTTATGTACAATCCGAACTTCTTCGTTAGTATTCACAAGCACAGTTCCAGCCTTGTACAGCTTTAACTGATTGTTGTCAGTATTAAAAGTCATGTCGTGATAATGACTTGTGAATGAGGCTTTTCGATGAGGTTCTAAAGCGAATCCTATGATTCGGAAATAAAACGTAGCAGTAATGTCGGTTCTATTTGACGTGCTTATATGGATTAAATTATTATCCACACGAACGTATGATAAATACTGATACTCACCTCTATTATTGAACCCGCTAGTATTCACCTCAAATGCATTTTGCGAAAAATCACTAGAGGTTGAAAATTGTGCTATCGGCAAAAATGCAGAGCCGTAAGTATTTGGTATAGTTATGTCGTTATAATCATGCGCGTTGACGGGTACTGGTATAGTATCGCTACGATAAATCACCTGGTCGATCGGATAGTCACTCGATAATACAAAGTCTTTTATCATTCTTGCTCCAAAAGTTCAATAACGTCTTTGCCCTCTTTACTCACCCACAGACCAACCCTAGTAGCGTAAGCGCCGATTTTAATACGTTTATATGCTCCGTCAGAAAACAACAGACCACTCCCATCCAGCACCACGAGTTCCCTGCGATTTACGGGGTCATAAATAACAAGCCTGCCCGAGCCTTCTTCGATACGTAATTGTCCAGTAATCGACGAGATAATAGTTGAACCTTTTAATTTTAGAACTTCTTTCATTAGAATGCGTACACTTCCTCTCCGTTATAGACTGATCTGTCATATTGAGCGAACATATAAACTTTAGTTTTTCTGACTTTTAATTTAGTAGTTAATTTACTATCGCTTAATTTCTGAGATATTGCGATAATTTGATAAACTCCGCTTGCCAGTCGAGTATCTAGTTTAATCGAATCCCCTATTTGCATAGACGGTGAACCCTTAACCTCTAATTCCAGCATCGGGCTGTATGTTGCATAGCCTCTAAATACTGACTGTGTGAATGCTCTTGCGTTTTCATAGTTTCCAAAAAATGGGTTGTCGTTTATTTCTAGAAGATAATCTTCATCATCGCTCCAGTTGTCGTCAAAGGCTTCATAGTCCAATTCATCAATTTGCTTTGATGGCTCGCCCCACAAAAATACACGGTCGATTTCAACAGGATAAAATAAATCACTCGTAAAGGTTAATATCGCTTTGCTAGGTGTTAACTTTAGCGAGCATTTCACGCCTCGATCGACCTCGACGCCGTTAGCGGTTTTTGCTGTGAACCATGATACATCAGCATTCTCGCCCAATTTTGGCTCAATTAAATCAGCGCACGGGTCAGACAAACTAACTTCACGCACAATTGGTAGTCCACGTTTTACAACCCAAAGATTGTCTGTATTTTTACCGCTCGAGGTCTTTTCTGCAACCATCTGATACGGTGCAATAACACGAATAGGCGTTTTGATTTTAATGTGATTAACAATACCAGAACTCTTCGAGGGTGTTATCGATATTACATTATCGTCATCTAGTTTATAGTGAATGTTTTCTGCGACATCGGAACCGCGTCCTTTGAATCTGATTAGCCCTTCCTCATCTTGCCATAATCTACCATTCTCAGCTTGAACCAATTTTTTAACAATATCAGCTAACGAGTCGTTTTTGTTTGGGAAAAATATAGGGATAATATTTGTTGCTCCTGAAAAGGTAAACTGATGTGGTGCAAACCCTAGTCCTTTGAATATCTCAGTTAAAATATAGTCTGTTTTTTTATAAGCCATCGGCGGTAATTCAGGCAAAGGCTGAGATAATGCCCAGTTAAGAAAGTCGAAAGCCGAAACTGAGGCTTCTGCTTTTCCTGGCTCTGCATCAGGTAGCATATTAGTAAGCCCCACGAATTGTGGCACATTCTCTTCGCCAAATCCGAGCCACGCTCGTGTCGGAATGTTTGGCTTAATATATTTCGCGATTGGACTGTTTGAATATGGCACAAAATAACCGTCGTGATTAGCTAATTCAAAATCAGCAATCGCTGACTGCACTGAATACGGAAATTCAACAGAACGATTAACCGCAATCGACTTAATCCTATTTGATATATCGTTATAAGCATAGGTGTCCCATATCTGGACAGGAGGCTGACTTGCGATATCTGACGCATATAAATCACCACCTCCATATGTCGATTGGTCGTATACTCCCCATGAGATATTTTCATTTCGAGTTTTGTCCCACGCCATAGCAACACGCCACGTGAGTGGTCTAACCCAAGATTTCGCCAGTTTCTTAAACCTATCGCTAGTAACTAACATCTTATTGTCCCACGTTCTGCCCAGTCTCAACCATTGTTAAAGTAATACCTTCTATATCACCGCACAGGTTTATGACGTCTTTTTTACTGATAGAAATCTTCACTGGGATATTAGTAGCTGAGCCGTCAGATAATGTAAGTAGTGGATATCTATTAGCCGTATATTGCCTTTGAACAAAGCCCCACAATTCAGCGAATTCATCTGCTGTTAAATGTCCAAAAGTATTAGTCCACACTCTTTTATGATAAACATAGTCTGTATATACATTTCCCGACAGAACAGTAACATCAGTCTCTCCAAAATTAGAATTCTCAGAAAATGGGCTTGAAATGTATTCATGATTCCAAGTTTTTGAAGTTGTAGAATCGGTTAATGTCATCTCTTTCATGCGAACCTCGCTTTCTGGCTCTGTTCAAACGCCTGCATAATTTGGTCAGCAACTTTTCGCCTTTCGTCTGGAGAAGTTGCAAAGACACCGCTTACATTGATGGTGATTTGTTGTGATGGCTGCGCGTTAGTTTCTTTTAGTACTTTAGTAAACGTATCTGCCATAATTTTTTGCGGTGTAACGATTTCTGGGTTAGCCTTAGCTCCTAGATATTCACCAGCAATAACAGGTGTAGCTGTAGTTAGAACACCACCCTTTGCTAGCCTTGGAAGACTGAACCTCTGAATGTTAGGTATGTGAACATTAGGAATCTTATTGATGATATTTAAGGCTCCATTTAATAGATCTATAGGCTTGTTTATGACCCTCTCGATTTGCGCTATCAAGCCGTTTATCAAGCCTTTACCGATACTCACAGCACCATTCCAAACTTTAACTCCAATGTCTGCCGCCCAAGAGCTAAATTGACCTAGAGATTCGCGCATTGGCTTCCAGAATCGACCACTTCCAAAATCGAAGAAGTCAACAATTGCTCGCGCCATATCATCTATGAAGTTTTTGAACGTATATTTTGCGTCATCTGCCTGTTGCTGATCGAGCGTCTTCAGTTTATTATTTAATTCTTCTCTCTGTTTTTTCAGCTTCTCTAAGGTCTCTCCATTATTTGCAAGAATACCCGCATTTGTTTCGGCATTATTAGATAGAGCGTCTTGTTTTTGTTGTTGAAGTGTAGCTAATTGTTCATCGCGTCGCTCTTTGAGGCTTTCAATCTCATCAAGCTTAATCATATTTTGAACACTAGCTAAATCAGCACGGTGCTTATTCTGGAATGCTAATTCAGTATTGAGTTGTTGTTGTAAGTCAGCAAGTTTCTGGTCTCTCTTGAGTTTGTCTGCATTATTTTCAGCGTTTAGTTTTTCTTGATTTGCCGCAAATTGTGCATCGTACAACGCCTGCTCTTTGTCCAATGCGAATTGTAACTCAGTGAGCTTTTGAGCATTATAAGAATTGTTGAAGTTTTGCAAAAACCTAATCTGATTTGTTAGAGCCTGAACCTTACTTTCGTGCTCTCTGATTTCCTCGACTTGAGATTTTCTAAATGAGGCGGAGCGTTTGGCTATTTCAGCGTCATAGTTAGCATTTTCCTCGGCAATTTGCTTGGTTAGGTCTTTAATTGTATCTTCATGTTTAACACGGATGTCATTTAAGTCTCGGCTATAATCTCGCCATATTTTAGCCGCTTGAGCCTCTAATTTGTCTAACTCTTTAGTAAGTTTTTTAGCGGATTTTGCTGCCTTATCCATGCCTTTAGACGAACCGCCAGCAGATTTCTCAAGTAGCGCAATTTGCGCATCAACGCTCGCCAATTGAGATTTCAGACTTTCAGCACTCTCTCCGCTACCACCAGCCGCAGAACCAAGCATTCCAAATGCTTGTGCTGCCATCACCGCACCTGCAGCGATTGCAGACAGTACTGCTATAATTGGGTGGCTTGAAAATGCTATCATAGCCGCTCGGGCTAATAGGAATCCTTTTTGCAATACAAATAACCCACCAGCAACAAGCGCGAATGTCGCAATCCCTGAGCCTGCAACTTGAATAACACCGCTAAACGGTGCTAATAGCGCACCAACAGCACCAGCTAGTCCTCCTACTGCGTTTAATACAGTCTCTATTCCTGCACCAACCCCAGCTAGTATCGCTCCGATATTGCTTGCTCCCAATCCTTGGATAAGGTTAGCCATTCCTCGAGCAATAGCAGTCTGCATGTTTGTAAATGAGGTCTGAAGACCGCCAGTCGCTTTTTCTGCCATTGAATCAAGAGATTCAAGACCTCCACCTCCATTGTGGTCTAGTTCTATGAGCTTTTGAGTAAGTTGCTCAGCAGATAGCTTACCCTCACTACCTAGCTCCTTGAGTGCGCCCATGGTAATGCCCATCTCTTTTGCGATAGCCTGCAAAACAGGTGTCATGCCTGAGTTTAGCAAGGAGTTAAACGTTTGAGCCTGAACAGCTCCACGTCCAAAATCCTGTGAGAGCTGAGTTATAGCATTGTCTACCATTGCACTGGTACCACCAAATGCTAGAATAGCGTCATTTATAGCCTTAAATGCTTGCTCTCCAGCAACCATTGAACCAGAAACAGCGACAAGACGTTGCACGCCTCTTACAGCTTCATCAAGAGACGTAGGTAGCCCTTTAATGTCAGCTTCGAGCTGTTTCATTGATGCGGAAACCTGCTCGCCAGACTGCCCCATTGCTCGGAATACACGAGCGGCATTATTTAGTGTGTCTACACGCCTTACAGCTCCACCAATTGAGCTTGAAACGAGTCCTATGGCTTTATCTAAAAGTAACATTGAGGCGGCGGCACTCGCGCCTACAGCCAGACCTTTTTCTAAATTGGAGCCGTCCTTCTTAAGACCGTCAAGCTTTGATTTCACAGAACCAATATCAGCATCTAGCTTGTCTAAAGCTAGTCTAACATCATATGAAATCTCGCCAACGTTACTCATCAAATGCTATCTCCGACCTCTTCTTCAAATCTTTCTCTAATGCACTAAAACCCTCTTTGGAAAACGCACCAGCAGTTGCATAATAAGTTGCTGATTGATTCTTAGCAGTCATTTGATTATGTACAGCGTCTGCGGCGTCAATCAGCATCAAAGCCTCGTCTAAAGTGAACGGAACGAGAACTTTCTCGAAACTGTCACCATTCTTCTCGAATGATTCAATATACCCACGCTTCACTGCCTCGACAGCACCCCAGCCGAGATATACACCTAATTTAGCGATAATCCACATCTCAGGTGCGACTTTCGCTCCAGTAGCTTGTCGTGTAGTACGCTCCTTGTATCGCTGCTCAACACGTGCCTTTTCTTCAGGAGTAAGTAAGTCTTTTAAGTTGACTACTGCCACTATTTACGCCTACTTTCTCGGTTAGAAAAAATGTCATTAAACAAATCCTGAATAGCTAAACTAGACAGACTGCCTAGCATTTCCATTGCTTTTTTAGAATCATCGAAACAGCCAGCATAAATCTTAATTTCTTTTTCTGCAAGCTCTTCACGTTCTGCTAAAAGCTTGTTGCCGCGGTCTACTTTCTCGACAACACTCTTGTCGTCGTCTTTGATTTTTGACCTGTCAATCTTCTGAATTTCTGCCTGTAGTGCCATTAGCTCATTTATAGCTTTGACAGATAATCGTGTAATCTTATTAATCTCTAGGCTTTCATTTGACCCTAGCGGACGTACTTTTAATACTCCATACGGTTCACCGAAATCAACCTCTTTATAGCCTTGATATTTTGATAGATTTAATTTAATTGTCATATTATTTATCCTTTCATCTTATAATTTTGAAGTTTTATCGTGAGTATAGGGACTTTTGGTGCAAGATGTGATAATGTATAATCATTAAATTAAATTTCAATGAGGCATGTATAAATGGACGAAAAAATTATTAAAAAATTGTCGCAAGAGGACGCCGACAAGCTACATTCATTAAGAAAGCAGCTTGACAACGGAACGCTCGACCAAAAAACTTACAATAAGAGATATAAGAAACTCTCACAAGACCTAAACTGGAAATATCAACCTAAGGGCGTAAAGATGATACCTAAAATTATCGGTCTTGCACTTCTGGCTATGCTCATAGCAGGTGCTTTAATGCAAGCTCTAGACCCTCAATCTGGGAAAATAACAGGCACGGCTTCCGCGCTCGCAGAGCAGTACGACGTCGCTAATATGGTTACTAACTTCGAGCTAACAAACTCATCAGACAAAGACATGAATGCAACATGTAAAATTACTCTACAGCCTTCAGACAAAACAAATCCTACAGTCACTAAAGAATACTCATTCGATAAAGTCCCGGCAAATTCTACAAAAAAATATCAAGTAATCATTCCACGAGTTCATTTCAATGCTGCATATGTGGTTGAAAAAGATACGAAACTAGACTGTCGCAAGAAATATTAGATAACAAAATACCACTCAAACGAGTGGTATTTCTAGCAGACAGGCTTTTACTATTCAAGTGGTTTCACTGTTTGAATTTGAGGGTCGTATTTACCCTTTTTATCTTTCAGACCTGGTCCATAGCGGAAGAAGCCCTTAGCTGTGCGGTTCATCTGGAATGTCAATTCTAGGGTTGAATCGTCTCCACTAGCTGAAAATGTAGTATCGAAGCTGTCTGGTAGCGTTACACTATATACGTGAACGTCAAAGTCGTCATTAGCTTCACAGACTGGGTGAATATGCAATGGAACGGTAGTTGCAGAACTTGCACAAGCTCCAGCACCCCAGGTTACACTACCAACTGTCTGTTTTGTGCCTGATGCTGCTTCATATAGTCCAGCGTAAACAGCCTTGACACTTTCTGGACCAGCCAAATAAAGAGTAAGTGTTACTTCTGATGTATCAGCTCGACCGCTTGGACGACGGATTGTGCCACCTTGAGTTTCAGTTTCTGTTGTACCACCTTCATATTTAACGGCGATGTCTCCCAGCATGTCTTGTGGGATTACTAGCTGACCTAAATAGACTTCTTTTGGTCCATTCTGCTTTGCTAGTGCTTTTTTGAACTCTTCTACGTTCATATTTCCTCCTTTTAGTTAACTCTTGCAAGCCCCGTTATTGCGTAAATCATTCTGCCCTGAGTATCCCTTTCGACAGATGTTGGCGTTGATATTGATTCAAAAACCACACAATCAAAGCCTTCGTCTGTGTAACTGGTCTCAGGTAGAGATATACTCACGCCGAGCTTATTAGATAGAAATTCAGATATTCTAGCCAATCTCTCGTATCCGTCCAAATCATCTGTTCCTCGTGAATAAAGTTCAAATGAGTATGTAGGACGAACGCCTCTCGACTGGTTGCCGCCTATATCAGAGATATAAACGCCTTTCCTGTCGAGAGTGAGCTTATTCCAGAATAGATCTTTATCAATTTCACCGAATTCGTTGTTTTCTAGATATTTAAGAAGCGACAGTGAAAAAACTTTCATCGAAGACCTCCCTTAAAATCAATCTGTTTCTTTACGCTCTCACCTGCTTTTTCTAGATAATTCAGTGTTTGTGGGTGCTTTTTGTTTTCATAGTGGCGACGTTTTGCGTATGGAACATCACCGCCACCAAATACAACACTTGTAGTATCACCATTATCTACTAGTCGTACGCTTTGCTTCAGCGCTCCAGTATCAACTGGTGCTAGCATTTGCGCTCGTGACATTATAGCCTGAGCAATACCCTTTCTCTTGTTTTTAGCGTTCACTGCTTGAATTCTCTGCCAAGCGTCAATATTATTCTTGATCTTCATCATAGCCTCCATAGTCTGCGCGCTCCAGAGTTAGAGTGTAATGCTCTAATGTGTCTGTATCGAAATTCATGCCAGCAGTCGCACCTACAATTTGATAAGAAGCTCCATTGACTCTAACGCCATGACCTACAAACATGTTAGTACTTGTAAAGTCTATAAAATCGACAGGCTTTACGTGCAGTGTCGCGGTCGAATCAGTTGTTTGAATGTTGTTTGATGTCGTAACTCCACTACGCTGCTTAAAAACGCCAGATAAGCCCTTGCGGTGATTTACAAGGTCGCCACGCACCGTTCCTTTGGTAACTTCCAAAAAAATGTAAGGAGTCGACTTAAATACATCGAATACGGTCATTTCTTATCTCTCCTGAACGTAATATGATTTGACTACATTGACTGTATTTATCAAGTATTGACTTATAGCTCTCAATAATCCTGTCAGTCTCGCTTGTCTTATCGTAAGTAATACTGAAGTCTTCGACCTTTTTAGAGGTAATCCTGTCGTCTCCGGCAAGTTTTACGGCAAACAGTTCAGATATAACTTGAGCTAGTTCTTCGGGAATTACTTTCAAACCAAATCCACCATGAACAGTTATTGCGTCAGTATGTTTTGTGGGCTTATTCAGTACTATGTTGTCGCAAAGCTGACTAGTGTTATCCCCTAGATACGTAGCAAAGTCGACTGAATTAGAGTTTACTTTAACAGATTGAATTTCAGAACAAAGACCAATAAATACAGACCTCATCCCGTCTCTACCCTGAAAAGTTCGCTCTTCTTCTATATAGCCGACTTTACTACAAATTAACGCTTCAAGCTTACTGACAGCTATTCGCAATAGGTTATCAAAGTTGTCGCTTTCAAATGGAGTTAGGGAGCGTCGTAAATAGCCCTCAACTTGTTCTTTAGTCAAATTGTATTGCATATCTCAACGCTCCCTTTCTATTAAGCTTTCTTCAAACCGATTGCTGATTTCAAGCCAGACAAGCCACCACCGATATAAAGCTCTTGCAAGAACTCTTCCTCGTTGGTCTCAAGCTTAAAGTTAGTGAAGGCTTCTACAGAAGTATCACCAACAGTCTTGTACGCACCAAGCACGACAACATATGCGTCGTAGTCTGGATCAGTTGCGTCAGTAAACCATGTTGGCTCAATGATAGTAGCTGTGTCTAATACGTCTTCAGCCTTTGCGCCAATCTGGAACAAGTATTTACCGTCAGCACCCTTTTCAAAGCGTGCGCTTGTTGCAAAGCCTTTCTTAGCGATAAGAACAATCTCACCGTCAGTACGGATCATGTCCTTAGCTCGAGCTACAGCTTCAGCGCGGCTCATACCTGCTGTAATAGTCAACTCATCACCGAAGGTATTCTTTGCTTTTACGTCTGACTTAATAGAAGTAAATGACGTAATCTTGCGCTTGTCGCTATCTTCACGACCGTCACCGATAACAGCAGCACGTTCAACTTCGCGAATAATTCGGGTAGGCAATTCGTTCAGAACGTATTTCATCAATGCGCCTGTTGATTTGTTCTCACGGATAGTCTGCTTGTCGAGTACCAAGTACTTGTAAATCACGCCTGCGCGGATTGTACGGCTTTCAAAGTCAATAACTTGCTGGTCTTTCTTTTCGCCCTTCTTGTGTCCGCCTGCACGACTAGTGTCAGCTTCGACATCGGCTTTGTCCCAGGTAACCTTGAATACATCTAGACCAGTCTTGTTCAATTTGCTGAAGATTTCACCTGATGTTACAGCGTCTTCAATAGCAGAAACGACAGGCTCTGGCAGTTTGAAAAACTCTTTGTCGGTCAAGTTATTCTTAACCAAAACATCTTGCCAAGCGCTCTTAACGTCATTAAAAGTACGACCAGCGTTTGCCATCAATACTTGTGTAAAATCTCGCACTGATGCTTGAGTTTTTAGATAGTCATTAACAGTAGGGGTTGTCGTAACCTCTGCTTGCTCTTTTGGCTCGATGATTTGAGCCTTTGCGATTTCCTCGTTCATTTCGTTCTCCTCTTCTTTACCTGATTTATCTTCTACTGGCGGCTCAGGTGTGTCGTCAGCAGGTTCTTCGACCTTTTCGGTCTCTTCACTTTTCACTCGTGTAGCGATTGCCATAGCTGGTGCCAAGCATGCGTCTTTCACGATTGAGGTATAGCTAGCGGCAGCTTTCATAGCGTCAGACAAGCTTGTTTTCGCTTCTACTGCTTCGGTTGCAAATCCAAGCTCCACAGCTTCAGCGGCAGTCATCCACGTCTCAGCAGCTAACAGTTCTTCTATCTTTTCTTCAGATAGTCCTGTTCGGCTTGCATAAACTGGAATCATACTCTCACAAGTCTTCTCTAACATCTCAACAGCTCGACCTAATTCGTCTGCATTTCCAGCTGCGATTGTCCACGGCTTGTGAACCATCATCATCGCGCCAGGTAGCATAACGATTTCGTCGCCAGCCATTGCTATGAGAGACGCTATAGACGCGGCTAGTCCATCGACCTTTACTACAACACGTCCGTTATATTCACGGAGCATATTGTAAATCGATACACCAGCGAATACATCACCCCCAGGACTGTTAATCCTCACTGTAATGTCGCCTGTACGCGCAGCTAATTCCTCTTTGAAAAGTTTTGGCGTAACGTCGTCCTCGAGCCAACTCTCACTAGCAATAGTGCCATTGATAATTAACTCGTTTGAGGCTTCAGCTTTCGCCCACTTCCAGAATTTATCCATTAGCGTTCCTTTTTAAGGTTATTATTCGGCGCTCAAATGAGCATTGCCTTAATTTCATTCTGAGGTGCTATCGTGAGTGCGTGGTGGCTTCTCATCTTCAGTGAAGACAAGCTGTTTTATCTTGTCAGAGCAGTCAGTCGCGAATAGAACTTTAATATTCAATTTCGCTTTACATTTAGAGTTTGGGCAAATTAAACCCTGTATGGCAGTAGAAGTAACAGCTTCAAACAAATATCTACCACAATACTTACAGTTTATCTTTATCATTGCTTAATCCTGAATTTCGGGCGACCACCACAATTAGGATGAATAGGTCCGCCAATATTTTCTTCATAATCATTTACCCATGTGCCGCTGTCTGTTTCTATTGCTTCGTTAAGCTTAATCATCGGTTGAGCAACAGGCTTCCAGATTCCTTCCAATGCTCTACACTCTGGGCAATGTGCGCCAACTGGATGATTTATAGTTTTCTCAATTTCTGCCCCTGTTTCAGATTCGAGCTGCTTCATTGCCTCCACATCACCAACACTCTCAGAGCGCTGTATTTCAGTGCGAGCTAATCGAGCAACTCTGTATTCGTCAGTATTCATGATATCTCTCAGCAAGTCTCTTGTCTGACTTTCGCTTAAATTATCAAGATGCGATCGCTCTAGTGTATCGTTGATGACCTTTTTGGTTTCGTCATCGTATGATTTAGCTACTCGTGTAAGATGTGAGCGGTAATCTGCTCTAGCAGTATCAGATAGGACAAACTCGTCAGTACTTTCAGTGTCTAGTCCTGCGCTCTTAACCATGTCTAAGCCTTTTTTGTATTGATCTGTACCACTAGAGATAAGCAATAGAGTGATTAACGCTAACGAATCTTCTATAAAACGCTCTAACTTGTCGTCTTCAGCTTCGTTTTGAGTGCCAAGTTCTTGAATGGCTTGGTCAACACGGCTTTGCATAAAACTCTTTGCAATATTATACAGTTTGTCATACTCAGAGGCTTCGGCTTTAAGCGCACCTACTGTGCGTGGGTCTGGGGCTTTCTCCACTTCGCTGCCCTCGTCAACTTGTGGCTTGTCGTTTTCTATTTCAGTATTGTTATTTTCGCCCAGTTTGAGAAGTTTGTAATTCTGTGGTAGTTTGAGTGCATCAATAACAGAATCTAATTCGTAACCTTTATCAACCAGCTTTAAGATGGTATCTGTGTTAGTTGCCATCACTTCTGCCTCAACCTTTTTACGGTCGGCAATCTCTGGTATTTCATAGTCAAAAGTAATAGCAACACCGATACCACCAGTAATCCTATTGAGTTCATGCGTTAAACGAGAGTAAATTTTAAGCGCTCGTGGATAAACAACACGCTTAGCAAAACCACGCTCGGAAACGTCAGCATTTGAGTACTTAGCTTGGTCGTCAACGCCTTTAATAATCTGACTAACACCATACGCCATGTCGATTCGCTTGTTTGCCTGCTCAAATACAGCTGCAAAATCAATATCTTTTTGAGATTGTGCATATGGTATCCACTGAATCTGTGCTTCAGCGGGTTTATTCGTTGTCGGGTCAATCGGACGATGAGAATATGTAACGTTACCATTTTTACCAGCTCCACGGTGGCGAGATTCCAACAGGTCAACCATATCATTATATTCACGGGCAGTACGAGCTGCAATGACAAACATACCAGCAGGAATCGCGTTATTCTCAAAGAAACCACGTTGGAAATCAGCAATATAATCGTCTAATGTAATCCATTGGGTAGCGGCTTCAGTTGGTGAGTATCCAGCGTATAAGTTACTTGGGTCAACACCTCCAGAGATTACAATGACTTGATCTTCAGTAAAAGTCTCAGCCCCTACTTGATAGTAGGTCTTGTTATCACGACGTGTAATACTTGGATGCTCTAAGAACGTGAATCCAGCAATGTTCTGACCTTTGAATCCATAATTCGTAGTCTTTACAGCTTTACCGTCCTCTTTTGCCCAAACTAGAATAAATGTATTACGATTTACTAGAGTAGAAACAATAAGCTTCTCGCTAAACGATACGAAATCATCGACACGGTTAGGATGATAAAGAGCATTAAGAATTGGATTGTTCTGTACGGTCTTGCCATTCGAGTCGATGACTTTTGGCATGATAGTGATAAATTCATTAGCAATCGCTTGAATGTTTGGATAGGCAGAATCGTACTTACTTGCACAATAGCGACTATACCAATCTCCTGTATTAAAATTAGCTAACGAAGAAATGCCCTCAACCTTTACTTGAGATTTTGGCTTAAAAAGTGACAATAAATTCATAATACTATTATCGTTACCTATCGTACGCCACCGTACTCTATCTGAGGAATAAACATCTCGGTAAGCCTATACCTAGCGGCGTCTAACGCGTGGTCATCACCGTCTTGTGGTACGTTTAGACTTTTACCTGACCTATCAGTTGCCCACATATATCTTAGATATTCTTTCTGTAGATTGGTTGAGTTCTTTGTGTATTTAATATTAAGCTCGCTCATCTTATTAACGCTCCATTGTCTATAAGTTTGCTTAGCATCACCGCTGGTCTTAGTCACTCCTTTAACCGTACAGCCCAGCTCCACAAGCTCAGCAATGTCTTTAGGTGCGGCACTATCTGCAACTCCCAGCACACCAGCCAATCCTTCTCTATGAATAACCTCTGAGATATCCTTATTAAACAACCCAGTGCTGTAAAGCCTCTCATCAAGAATATATCCGTCAGCTTCTCGATAAACACAAACAAGCGCTGTTGGGTCATTCGTAAAGCCGAAGTCTAGTCCGTAACCTATTAGTTCAGCATGAGTCGGTACTTCCTCAATAACTTTCCAGCCATGAAATACTAGACCTTCCAATTCACCAATCTGTCCCTCGCCATAGACTTTCCACCAGTTCTTATTAGAGCGACGCCTTTCGATTGTCGCAATGATACTATCTTCAAGAGCTTCATTATCTTTATAGGTTACAATAACGAAATCAACATCATCACGTCCTACTAGTCCATGCGCCCAATATTCAGCCGTTGGGTTGTAGTCAAGATAAATAAACTCACGCGTACGAACTTCTAGCTGATTGAACGCATCTTCTCTGATTAAGTTAGCCTCATTGATAAATAGGACATCTCGTCTAGGACCTCTAGCTTTGTCGTCATCAAGGGATACGAACTCAAACATCGTTCCATTAAATAAAGTAAATGTGTAATCTGATTTGTTCTCTTTGATTCTGTAGTACTGCCAATAATTATTAGCCGTGAGTATATTCTTGAAGTCTCGCAATGCACCTCGCTTAAGATGAGGCAGGTTGATACTTGCGATGGTTATTATCTTGTCTGGGTTTTTCGTAGCATATTCAAGTAACAATAATAGTATAGCTATTGTCTTGCCAGCACTTGTACCACCTTGAACAATGCGGATACGTTTGTTGAGCCGCTTTATCTTATGATAAGTGGAGGTCTTGCCAAACACGCTACTCTTTCTTTGATAAATCCTCTAGCGGTTTTGGCGCTTCAATATTAGTCTGCTCGATGGTTTGTTTTGGCGTGCCATAAACCTGGTTAATCATCGCCTCAATCTCTTTCCACTGAGCTTTTCTTATAGCTATAGCCAATTTACGCTCGAACAGACTCTTATTCTCGTCTTCAGCGACTTTACGCAGATCTTCCTCTGTGAGCTTTATCATCTGCTCGAGTTTATATCGTGCTGTTTCTGTTTTCTTCCAGGCGCCATTATGTCTGCGTTCTGGGTGTGCTTCAAATCCTGGTGGCGTTGGAACTCCATTCCTACCAACCGACGGTTTGCGTTGCTTTCTAGGGGCTTCTGCTGTCATATCATTCCTCCTTATTGCCTACACAAGTCCCCATTCGGCGAACTTCTCAAAACCACCAACACCTTCAATGTACTTTCTAGCAATTTCAACTATTTCAGAATAGGGTAGCCCATCAACCATCTCGTCGCCTATAGCACAACTAATATTTACTACTTCGCCCGTCTGCTGAGCCTTCAGATATGCGTAAATGTTTACAGCCACATCTGCCTTGCTTAAATCCTTGCCATGCAAGCCACCACCAGTTACGGCTTCGCCCATATCGCTTCCGAGCTTTCTATTTGTAGCACCAGTATCAACATCTAGTCCTCCAGTCCAGTCTCCGAGAGGATTTATGACTAGGTTTGTATATTGTGCCTGTAGCCGTTCTCTCAAATCTGCTGATGAGGCATGCGACTGGCAGACTATCAACCGACCGTCGTCGAGAATATACTTGCCGTCAGTCGGATAATCATTAAATAACTTTTTAACAAGATCAGAGAGCTCTTTTACGACAGAGTTCGTTGGAATCCCCTTGAATATCCCATTATCGCCCGCACGCAACTTCTCATGTTGGTTACGCGCTAGTTCAGCATCCTGAGCTACACTAATAACCTCCACGGATGAAATCTCTGACAATCTGTATACAATGTCATGAATACTTTCGTTGCTGATGTTAACGTTCGACTCAATGACAATAAAAGCCTTTTTGTGACCAATTAGCACTTCAACTGCAATCTTCGGGTTCTCTGCCTTCTGATACGCCAAGTCGACTATTGCACCAGCTATTCTGTCTGCTACTTTGTCAGGGTGTGTAGGGTTTACTTTTTCGATCATACTATTCCTCTCTTTCCTTTTTTACAATTCAATCTCTGGTGTAGCTTTCTCCCAGCCCTCCTCGGAGCCGGTAATTATCTTGTGCCACCGCTTTCTTACAACATCAACATAGGCTGGCTCTAATTCTGAAGCCACGCAGATTCTGTCTGTCTGTTCACAAGCAATCAGAGTTGATCCACTGCCTGCGAAAGGTTCATAAATAACATCTTTGGCTTTCGATATGGATAGGATAGCTTTCGCCATTAGCCCAACAGGCTTCATAGTTGGATGGTCTTTACTTTTACTTGGGTTATTAAAAAACCACACATCAGACTGAGACCGACCACCGCTCCATGCTCTGCGTTCGTTGATATCTCCGTATATAGCCATTTCGGCGGTAGATTCGTCACCGCTTTCTGCGTCATACTTTCCATCCGATACATGATAGAGTATCGGCTCGAATTGATGCTGGAAGTCTGACCCTCCAAGAGTGAACCTGTTCTTCACCCAAATAATATAACTCCTCCATACCAACCCAGCAAGCTCCAAACTGGTGCGAAAATCATCTAGCTTAAGAGGGGACATAAACGCCAATACCCCCCCCCGAAACATTACGGCTAATACTACTAGCTACGTCGTCTAAGAATTTACGAAAATCATCATCAGACATTTTGTCGTTGGCAATCTTCTTTCTGCGTCTATGTGCGCCCCCAGTATATCCAATTCCGTACGGAGGATCTGTTACGCACGCCGTAGCGGGACTTTCGAAAAATCTATCCATATCCATAAACGAACCACAGTATAAAATGTGTCGACCTAGACGATATGCTTTTCCAGCCTCAGAAACAGCAGGAGAATCATCTTCTACTGGCGGTGGAGTGTCTTCTGTGATGTCTACATCATTGAGCATGACAGGCAAGTCTAACCCCCACGCATCGAGCTGCTCTCCATCCCACTCATTTGCTAACAAATCATAATCCCAATCGCCACCACTGACATTGTCTTTAATGACAAATTCGCGCTGCTTCTCATCACTCCAGTCTACAATCTTTACAGGTATTGTTGTTAAGCCAGCCTCTTTAGCTGCACGATAGCGCATATTACCGCCAAGTATCGTCATGTCCTTATTCACGACAATTTCACGCGCCTCAATCATTTCTGGAAAATCTTTCAGAGATTGAACAAGTTTCTTGAATGCGTCGTCCTTAATAATTCTTGGATTATTTGGATTTGACTTGATTTTTGACAAGTTAACATATTGACGAGATATCTTTTCAGCCGTCATTTTATTACCTCCACTAAAATTATTATTAAACCTATTGCCGAAATCGGCTTCAACAAATAACTAAACTCAGTCATTGATAATATCCACATCAATACTGACGTCCACACACCAGTACAAATCATGCACTCTAAAACACGCACTTTTCTATTAATCAGCATTGAGCGTAATTTACTAAATATATCAAACGGACCTGATGTAGCAGTCAATAAGTAAGCAAGAGCAAATCCAGCTAGAGCTATCATTCTTTATCTCCTGGTAATTTGCCTAACGGATAGGCTTTATTGTCAATAACGCAAAAAGGTTGTGGTAACTTCCAGGCAGCCGCTTCTTTATAAAAACTTTCACTTAGAGGTGTTCGGATGACTTGAACTACATATCCATTATTCATAGCGTACTCTTCAAGGCGTTCCATCTGCACTTTGTAATGACCGCAACTTGCACATTCTTTTTGATAGACTTTAATAACTTTCATCGCACAAACCTCACTTTCCTATTAGTTAAATCAGGCAACCCTCTTGCTTTTTGAATAGCTAAATCGTATTTATTCGCCCTTTCGAAGACTTCCTGGATAGTTATTTTCTTTCGTTCCATTAGAAACCTACGAAAAGGAGAGAAACTGCGACTATATGAAGTTCTGTCGTAGACAAACCAGCGATGAAATACATACACACATTCTCTATCGCATACATAAATAGCTTCATGACTGTAGAATATGACTGTTAAATTAGATACTTCGCGTATCGGTATGTAGTCTATTCTTCTAGTCACTTTCGCCACCTAGCAACTCCCAATTGTTAAAGAAATAAAAAAACACGAGACAAGTAGTCCCGTGTTAATTTAATTATATTATTATATAGACAGGTTGTCTAGAGTTCTACTGTAACATATCCATCTGTACCGCTTCGTCTCCCGTAATGTGGTCTTTGACTTTAAGTACAGAATACTTCTTTGGTATATACATACGAAATTGCTCATCATACCTATTCTGAATACGCAGTTCTACCATAAGACGATCTCCTGCAGTAAAACTGCATTTTCCGTTGGCTACAGCGTCTAAGAAATCACTATCCTGAATGTCCGCTTGTATTTTCTCAGTGCCCTTAAAGAATGTCCATTTATTATTCGATTTATCTAATACTGGCTTTACTACCACAAGAGTAGCTGGTACTACTTCGTCCTCTGCATCTTTTGACTGAACAGTCATTTTTCGAGACAGAGGCTCAAACTCACTACGATCGACCTCTACGCTATCGTTAGACGATGAGTTAAACACCAACCCGTCCACTGAATCGTCTTTTGACGTCTTTGAGAATGTACTAGCCAAAGCGTCCTGAACTGTTTGATTTTCATTATAGATAACGTATGTTGGTTGATTAACGATCATAGAACCAAAGTTATTTATAACCTGAACCTTGTTATCTTCTTGTTGGACAACTTTAGCATCACTCGTATCTCTCAAAGTCTTTTTAATTTTATACAGCTCAATAATAGTGTTGATTGTAGATAAGATTTCTTGAGTAGTCTGAATGGCAATCGGACCAGCTGTGCATATAAATTCTACAACCGCTTCAAAACTTCCTTCTTTCTGCGCAACGATATTAAGCTGTATATCGGTACGATTATTAATCTTATAGTTAACCTCTTTTGCAATGATAGACAAAGAACGTAGCGTAGCGATATATGTGTCGACATCGATATCATGACTGCTTTTTTTGAAATCTACAGTTATACTTGGCATATTTCCCTTTTTTGTTTTTATTATGTTTATGTTTTGATTATAACATATCATATTTCTCGCTTCACTTACTTACGCTTATCCATTATCACAAAATAACTCCAAGGTATTTCCCTAAAGAGACTCTCGACTGTTTCTTCAGCGAACAGTTCAGCAATATAGACATCATCTTCCCAGCCGCTCATAATGACTTGTATATCGTCATTTTCGTACCAGAATTCATATTTGTAATAACGATAAAATCTAACTTCAATATCTTTATACTCTTCTGGAAGTTCATTTTTGATGTTTCCATCTCTGACTATGATTTCTTTCATTAGACTTTCTCTGCTTCTTCCAATTCCTTAAGTTTTTCAGCAACGTCCTTGGTATATTTCCCTTCGTATTCATCTTGGCAACGTTTATCTAATAACTTAATTATTTCATCTAGTGAATAGATGCATTTCGGATTACGCTCTTCTATTGGACCATAACAGCTACAGTGTCCTAATTCTAGTAGTATAAACTTACCATTATTATCTTTGAGTACTGCTGCACCATTTCCGCTATATATATAGCCTTCATAGTTATAGATGAAATACTCATAAATTCTTTCGTCTAAATATTCTAAATCGTATTCACCTAAGGGATCTTTACCGACGTTATAGATTTTCATTTTATAATTCCTTTCTTTTCCATTTCTGCCACCGCTATAGCTAGTTTCAATACAGCGTGCAGTGGGTTCTGCGCGGCACATTCCAAACCATCCTCTATTGCAAATCCTTCATCATCCTCATAGAGTGCTAACCAACCATTCCTGTATTGTCCTTGTCTAGTAGATAGTGCTAATGTGCCAAAACCAGAGTCACCATCAATAGTTTTTGGCAACTTATCCAATAAATATTCCAGCGTGAATCTTGGTGCTTCATCAGAATATGCAATAAAATTGTAGCCCCTTACAATCCCTGGTGGATGACCTGTTGCTTGAATGGATAATTTGTCCTCTGTCGTCCAATCGGGCTTTAGTTTATGTAGCCTCTTACATAATTCAAATGTTTCCATTGATTTTTTCCTTTTCTACATTCCATTACTATAGCTTTTACTGCTCATATTTCCTTTCCGTCCTTGTAACATTTCGAGTAGCCCATTTGACCACCAGCTGTTTTACAGCGAGCTTCAGTGTTCATATTTTGAACCATCCAGGCAATAAACAGGCATCCAGCAGCAAATACTAAAGTCGGTATTATGAAAGCTGCTACATTGCTCCAGTCAATGTTAAACTTCGTTTTCTTCATAAATATCTCCTTTTTCTAGTGGTTTAGTTGACATTCCCTTTGAAAATCACTATCGCGCTCGGAAATGGTGCCGGGTTTGGTTGGTCATCAAACTTAAGCCTGCCTTTTATGTAACGAATTTCGGTCGCTTTCATGCAGTAGTCGTGCCACCAGCGTGTGTCGGTTCGGCTTGGTATTAAAAACACGACTGTTTTACCTTTCTGCCATTCCTGGTAGCCTTTCTCAATCCATTTTGGTAATTCTCTACCGTATGGTGGGTTGACGTAGTTTGATCTACCCCAATCGTTGGACAGCCCATCAATTTTGCCGTCCCAGCCAGCAGGACATGGGTCGTAGTCAAACTGAAACTCTGAATCAAGTACCTGATAGACGGCTTTGGGTGTTCGCCAGTCCATTCTTAATGAGCTAAAGTGTGGCTTGGTCATAATCTTCCTTATTTATCAAAACCCTCCTGCAACATTTCTTTGAGGCAGGTCGAGCCGTTATAGAACTGCGTTATGAATTCATAGACACCATCTTGAACTTGAGTGATTTCAATAAAGTTGTCATACACGTCGAAATCTTTATCTAATTCAACTTTATAAATACAATTCCCGTCGATAACGATATAGCCGCTATCCTCTAATTCATACTCGTCAACTTCTTCTGCATCTCTATAGTATTTATCACGTTCTTCTCTAGGTACACTTTGCCAGAACTTTTTCAAGTTAGCTTGAAGTTCATCAGCATCTTTATATTTTTTACAAAGTTTAAGTTTTCCTTTGAATCCTACAGTTTCACTCATTGTTATTTCCTTTATTTATACGAGGCACAATATTTAGTAATTCCACCTCTGTTATTTTATTCTCACTTATTTGTAGTTAGTAATTTCAACCGTAGAACTGGGGCAAGGCGACACCAAAATGTATATCATTGATTAATTACTTTAAGGTTTGATGTTGCCAGTTGAACAGACGACTCGGGTGGGCAAAATGGTCATCTGTCCAGTTGACAGCACAATCACGGAGCGAAGGATTTCTCACTTTTCGGCTTACTCCCGTTCGGGAACCCAGCTTTATTCCTCAGATCATGCTGCCAGTTCTACGGTCGATGTTAATGTTCTACTGGGTACAAATTGTACCCGTTTATTTACGTTTGCTTATACGACCACCTTTTTTACCTGCACACTTCTTTACAAAGTGAGGACCGTCGATTAGGTCGCAATCGCATTCAATATCTTGTGCAAATCCCTTACAAGTTCCGTGGCTTGCAAATGTAGCAGAGCCACCCTTTCGTCCGATTTCTGCGTAGAAGTTTGGGTTGCTCGCTAAGTTTTTCTGAGCGGCTTTCAGTCCGCCCTGCTTGGTTCCTGACATAGTTTACTCCTTAAAATAGCTTTGGACGCTCACCGTTTATACGGCTGTCTAGTATTTGATTAATTCGATGGATTATATACTCTCGCTCGTTTAGTTCTTCTAGAGCACCATCTTTCATTTCTAATAAGTCTTCTGTACTCATTTCATCTAATGACTGATAATCGTCCTCGTAATAAGGTTGTATTACTTCTCTTTCCACGTCTTTTCCTCCTTTTTCCATATATCATTCTTCCTGAACTCTTTTAGCCATTCTTTGTCTTGTTTAGCTATGTTGTACTCTGAGATAGCCACGAGAATTAGAATGAATGCTACAAATATTATCCAAATTAGCGTGTACATTATCGTTCTCTCTTTTCCTCGATAAGACCAATGACGTCTTTAACTTCGCCTATATGTTCTTTCGAAAGACCATCTATATACTGCATAATCTTCACAGCGCTGGGCTGTCGCTTATCGGCAACTTGATATGCTGTTTCCATCAGGTTGAACCAGATATGCTTAAGGGCTATCTCGTGCAACGTTAGGTTTCTCATTAAATCCTCATCATCAAGGTTGTCTAGTTGAGAATACACTTTGCCGAGGACTTCATCCAACAATCGCCATATGTATTCTTTGTCAAAATTGATATTCTGTTCCATTTATAGTTCCTCTGTTTTATCCTTGATGTCTTTAATTAAGATTTCCAGCTCTCCGTCCGTCCATTTGTAGGGCTTTTTCATACTCTCTAATAGGTCAACGATATCTTCGCCGTAAGTTTTAAGCATGAATCTTGTGTAACCAATCATATTTCCTTCATCGAATCGATTACACGATCGACATTGAGCGTGTACGTTTCGCTCGTCGTATCTTAACGCCATCCATCTTCTGTTTATGAAGTGTCCAGCGTCAGCCTGTTCAAATGGCTTTCTCTGATCGCACGAACAACAAGTAAAGAATCCGTCTTCAGAATCTCTCATTCGTATATATTTTGAGAAAATCCTATCAGCTTTCTGAATTAATTTTCGACTTGCCACGCTATTCTCCTAGCCGCCAAACTCTTACGAATCTGCCATTCATAATTGGTCGTTCGCTTTTTCGCCAGCCAACAGGCTTAAAATCACTGTTAAAGACTTTACCTGTCGTGTTTCTGTGGATGTATTCAGGGCGAGGGCACTCTTTTAAGACGTCCTCAATCGTGATAAGCGATTTATCTTCTAATAGTTTCTTAGCGGTTACACGAGCCTCCTCCAGCCACGCCTCCCGCTCTTTTTTGAATAAATCTTTGACGGTTACCATATTAGCTTGTCCTCTGTGATAAAACCATCTAAAGTTGTTATTTTACGGATAGTACCACCAGATTTCTTTCTAAAATCTCGAGCCTCTTTCCTTGTCGTAAAATTTCTGCTTAGCGTTTCGTTTTTGACGATGTACGTTGTGCAGTTGTTTACGTCCCTTAATCTCTGTGAAGTCATTCTCTTCCCCCCGATTCAATCTTCGTGAGATTACTAAATTGTTATCTATAAACGTCCACTTAAACTTCCTCATAAAACTGATGTCTGGGTCTACAATGCGAATCGTAAACCCATTGTCAGTTTCGAGAAGGTAGACTTTTTTTCTTCTCGTCATTCGGTCTCCTAAAAAGGTATTTCGCTCAAATCGACAGGTTCGCTGATATCAATGTCTTCAGTAATATCTTCAGTACTTTTTTCAGATTTATTCTTCAGCTTCGGTTCATATGCCCAGATGCTTCGCTCGTATCGATATTTCTCGTCACCGTTATTATCTATATATGTCTCTTCTGTTTTTTGGATTGTGTACCAACAAGATTTCCCTGGCAACTTCTGAACAAGCTGAGACATTTCATACAGACTTTTCATATTCTTGAAAAAGTCGCGAACTTTCTGCTTCTGGTCATCATCTTTGGCGTTGTGTACAAAAATCTTGCGGATTTTATCAACTGAAAAAGGTGTTGCTGCACCAGTGAACCACAATCGCGCCTCACCCTGCTCGCCGTTCACACTTTCGACTTTTACATTCAGAAACACTTTATCGTTCGGGTTTTTCTCAAAACTCGCTTCAGTGATTGTTACAGCGTGAACACCTTCAGTAAAATATGTCGATTCTTTCAAATCTTCCTCGCTTAATTTCATATTCTTCAATTCTTCGTCCGTCATACCCCTTATCCTTTCCTTAGAACATTAATTTTTGGACTTCTCTTTCAACTAATCCAAGAGTGGCGTTTTGCACTCTGCCAGTTAGCTCGATTTTTTCTCGATAATCTTCTCGCTTTAATTCAAATATTTGTAACCCTAAATCTGGATTCGTGAACACGTCCGAATAAATACAGAAGTAGAGTTTTTGTAGATTTTCATTTACTAAGAAGTACTGAATAATCTGAGCTTCATACTCAAGCGGTGGACGTTTTTCATAGTAAGCTTTTACTACTTTCCAGCTATCTAAGCATTTGATTTCTACAGCCTCTGAGACTTTTTCTGTATCGTCTACAATTTCGCCGTCTGGTGAGCAAATCATATATTCGTTTTCTTCAGACTGCCAAACTCGACCAGGGATAATTTTCTTGCCAAGTTTTTCAGAAATCAGCTCTCTAGCTTCCTCTTCTAGGATTTGACCTCTCATCATAGCCGAATAAGTAGCACCTTCTGGTATTCTATCTGCATAGTCATTCGGATTAATTGGCTTTGCTATTCGCTGAGCAATTAGCTTATAGATTGAATCGTTTATTTGAACATTCGCATAGAGTTCATTCAATTCATCTTCAGTAAGCATTGCCTTGATGTTATCCATGGTTAGATTTTTCGGGAAATCATAGCCTTTACTTTCAGCGAACTCAACCAGCTCGGCTTTTGGTATATACCGAACTGATGAGTAATCTTTAGCAGATGATCCAGATATCCTGCCTTCGTGAAAATCCAACCACTCTTGACTTCGTTGTTCAATGTCTAGGATTTTCATTCGTTACCTCCTAGCTTTGCCTTTATCTCGTCCTTAACGCCGACAAGCTCACGTGATAGCTTTGGATTAGCTCTAAGAATCTTAGTATACTTTTCTTTTAATTCACCTAAAGTCTTACAGGCTCGTAAGGCTGTTTCAGCAGCTTTTAGGTCGGCAGACTCTTTGTCGGTTCTTTCTTTGAGTTTACGCTCAAGATTACCGTCATCATCAGTATCGACAAGTAAATCAAGCATTGCTATGTATGAATATCGCTTCATGTAAGTAATGCCTGAGCCTTGCGTCTGAGGATTGTTAGGCGCGCTTTCAACTGGTGCAACATCTTCAAGCATCTCGCCACTTTCTAGGTGAATAAGCTTTGTCCTAATAGCCGTTTTAGTGTCAATATGGCTAATTGTTTGCTTAACCATCAATCCACATTTCTCTAAATCCTCTCGTGTTTCACTAACTACAACATTGTAGTCTGCATACTTGCTTTTGAAATACGGGTTTTCTTTTGAGGCTTTAACCAGTGGTGTTATTTTGCGAAACTCTTGTAAGGCTTTGTATAATTCACTCATCTATGCCTCCTTTCTATAAAAATCTTAAATATCTTCCATTCGTGTAAACTGACCAAGCCTTATATCCTTGTGATTTCCACACGTGATAAGCACAGTCAATATTTATTTCTGGGTTGTGCGAATCGCAAGCTTCTCGTCCAGGCAAAATTCGTACCTGAAATAGAGAAACTGAATAGCCATATGTTCTTCCGTTTTGTGTAAATGTCAGGCTTGTATCACCTGTAGCATTTTCATTGCACGAACTCTCAGCTTGCATAATAGCTTTCATAATTCGCACGTCCCAATTGTATTTCTCAAGTAAAGGTTGAAACCTGTCGCAGCCGCCTACACCAGCTTTCTCCATAGCTTTTTGAGGTGCAGGCGAGGCTTCAACCTTTGCGGCAGTTTGTGGTAGCAACGGTTGCCGCTTTTCCGTTGCTACTGTTTTGACACTTCAACTTTGACATTCTTGACGATTGTCGCCGCTTCAGCTTTGACTTGTTCAGTTTGGTTTTTCTGATATTGCATACCGCCGATAAAAGCGATAATTCCTGTAATTAAAATCGTGATGATGATAGTTTTGATAGTTTCAATATTAAGTTTTTTCATTTTCTTCTCCTTGTTTTGTTTTTTGTTTTCTTTATTCTCTTTTACGCTAGACATTGTATTAACTCCTCTCTAGCACAGATGTTTACAACTTCGTCCTCAATTCCGTCACAATCTGGATTTGGACAATAAAACTCAGGTTCACCCTGACAACCACACCATTCAGCTTCTCTGCCTGAACAGCAAGGTTGAATTACTTCTAGGTTGTCGTGGTTGCAGTACCACTCATTATCAAAGAAATCAAAGCGATAACTCGCTCTGACCTGCTTTACGTTAATTTTCATATTTACTCTCAATCTGCCATTTGATATAATGGCTTTGTAGCCGCTCTTTTGAGCGGTTTTTGCTTTATACTGCCCACTTTTCAGCGCAGGTGTGGGAGACCTGTAGTGAGCAGTAGCGGACGTTTGAAACACAGGAGTTTTACTTTTAATAAACCCAAAAATAAACACTCAAACGTCCAGCAAAGGAGCTGGCGATCGTCAAACCGCCCATTACTGCCCACTAATTCCAAATTGTTAAGATACCAACTTCTACACGTGTTACGCCTGAACCTTCGAGCAATCTGTCACGCTTGTATAATTTTCGTCGTACGCTCTTTTATGGTGTCGCTTACGTAATCGTAATAGCACAGCTTGTTAATTCTGCACGAGATTATCAGATACGCGTTTGATAACCTCGTGGAAATTAAAAAACCACAGCGATTTGCTGTGGTTAAAACCCAAATTATGGCGCCCCGAGTAGGATTCGAACCTACGACCTTAGGCTTAGAAGTCCTCAGGTTGCCAATCAGATTATAACATAAACTTATCGCTTTAGTACAAATCAGAGGGTGTAAAAGTTCTATTGAATATGCTCTTATATTAGCACACCCAAATTAAAAAGTCAATAGGCTCATGCTTAAATTGGGCGTAAAGTCATAAATTTGTCGAATTGCTCCCTTATATATTTAGGTGGGACGTGTAGATAGTTTTGCGTTGTATTCACGTTTTCATGACCTAGACTTATTTGAACTGTTTTTATATCAGCACCGTTTAAGTACATGTTTGTAGCGAACGAATAGCGTGCTATATGAGGGCTTACGTGATAACCATACTTCTCAAACACCTTTAGCCAACGCGCTATTGTGTCGGTGTCGACTGGCTTCGACTGGTCGACATTTTTATGTATTTGTTTTCTTTTAATAAGATAGCCATCGATGCTATTTTTGATAATAAACTCTCTCACTAGCTTCATAATTTCAGGGTGAACCAAAACTTCACGACATTTACCACCAGCTTTACCTTTTCCTCTTACAGATATGTAATTATCGTAGATATCTTGCGTGCGTATTCTCACCAACTCAGAAACTCGAAGACCTGAGCCAAACATTAGATAGATAATTATTTTCATTTGCTCATCAACTTCACCTAGGACTTTGCAGACTATATCTTCAGGCACTACTGTTTTGTCTACTTTTTCTGGTGTTATAGTTTTGATTTTTTGCCACCTAAACCCTAGAGTGATTTCAAAGTCGCCTTCTAGACATCTGAAAAAGCTCCTTAAAACTGTTATCAAGGCGGCAAGACTGTTTCTTTTTAAGTTGCTTTTTGAGGCTAAATACTCACGAATATGCTTCAACTGAATTTCTTCAATTTTCTGTACGCCTTTTGTTCTCAAAAACTTATCGAAGTCATTTAGCCACACTTTTCTGTCATAGACGGTCTTATCTGATAGACGGTCTACATCACGAATAAAAGATAAATACTCATCAATCACAGAGCACTCCTCCCACAAAAAAATTAATATTTTGTAGGATTTTGAGGTGCCCAACTAGTGTTGCTTTCAGACCACCCACACGGTCGTCAACTCGGCAGTAGATATGGCTAATTTCTTATTCAATTTTGCCACGTCTAGCCGTGTCTGCATAGTGTAAAATTCACAAAGTCCTACGTGTCGAACCTGCTATTTCTAGCTGGTTCAATCACCTTAAGCTCCCTAAATTCAAAATGGTAAGATGTACCAACTTTACAACCGTACCTGTTGCGGTTTTTCTCTAAAGTAACGATGATATCATTTGGAAAATCTTTCATATTTCGTTCAACCATTAAGACGATATCCGCGTCCTGAGCAATATAGCTCGAACCTCGCAAATCGTTTATTCCAGTCTTTCGTGTATGGCTGTCTGGTGCTTTTCGTGTATGACTGATTAGAATGATAGGAATCTGATGCCTGATTGCGTTCTTTTTTAATTCTTTTGTTATATTTCCCAATTCTTCGGCGACGTTTTGGATTTCCCGCGTAAAGTAATGAAGGTGATCAATCACGACCAGTTCACAGTTGGCTTCTTCTTTGGCTTTTCGAACCAATCCGTCGATTGATTGCCAGCTTAATTCATCGTTTTTTTGGAAAAATATGCCAGCTGCACACTTTTCGTATTCTGTTTCGCCAAGGATTTTTCTAAATCGCACACCTGCTTCGCCGTGAGTCATTTCCAAAGTAACGAATAAAACAGATTTGTTTTGCTTAGCTACATTTGCCGCGATATTCATGCTTAGGGCTGTTTTACCGTTACTAGTGGCTCCACCGATAACAGTAAGCTCTCCTGGCGCTAATCCCATTGTCATGCGGTCAAGTACCCAGTTCCCTGTTCTTAATCCGATGATTTTGCCCCAGTTTTTCATGCGCTCTTCGATTTCTTCGTGATAGTCTGCCATCATCGTGAATTCGAGCTCTGCTGCTGCGGATTTTGCAGTTTTAGCAGATGCTCCAAGTACGTATTCGTAAAGGTCTAGCTGTTCGTTCGACTTCAGTGTGTCGATTTTTGATTTAAGATAGGTTAAATTGTCCACGTAATATCTCCCTGATTTTTGATTTATGCCAATTTGCAGTGTTTTCGACTGTTTCGAATAGCTCTTCGTATTTGTCGACATTGTGATTGATGTTAGATATGCTCTGTAACGTCGTGTAATCGTTTCTGAGCGTCTTTACGGCTTCATTGTGGTATTTTATCGTTTCCGCAACAAAACGCTCTGAGGCGTCCTCTAAATCGATTTTTAAGCCATCCACGATCCATCTCCCATTAACTCATCTAGGTCTGCCATGCCTTCATGTTGCTTTTTTCGCTTCGATAGCATGTTGTCTATTGTAGAGGCTCTGAGCAGATAGTCGCTTTTTAATTCGTTAATCTTCTTTGAGTGCCAATCATCTTCAACGAGTACGTCTAGTGCTTTACCGATTTCTTCTAACGAGAACTTCTTCAAGGTTTCTTTGTAACCACGTGGAAGTATTCTGAAATTACGTTTGGTTTTTTCGTTTAGTAGGTCTAATAGTTTTTTATCAACTTCACTATTACTTATTATATTCTTAGCGTTATTATTTACAGATTTTGAAGTTTCTTGAATTCCTGATTTTGAAGTTTCTTGAA